GTTGGCGACGATGTGGAAAACACTTACACGCCTATCATCGAGGCCGATCCAGGGACATTCCACCAACTAGGGCCAGGCCAGGATTTCAAGACCTTTGACCCATCCACCGGCGCGAACAATTTTGCCGATTTCGAAAAAGCGGTTTTGCGGGGCATTGCCTCGGCGCTGGGCGTTTCATATGCCTCGATCTCGAATGATTTGACCCAAACATCCTATTCCTCGATCCGCCAGGGCGCACTCGAGGATCGTGATTTTTACAAGGTTTTGCATGATTTCATGATCGAACACTTTGTTCAGCCGGTCTTTCGGGCCTGGTTGATGGCGGCGATGGACAATGGCGCAATCCCGATTCCACCAACTCGGTTTGATAAGTTCGCCGATAATTGCGAATTTAGGGCGCGAGGTTTTGCCTGGGTCGATCCGCAACGCGAAATGAACGCATCGGTCATCGGCCTCAATTCCGGTATTCTATCGATGCAGGACGTTGCGAACCAATACGGTCGGGACATCGAGGATGTTTTCGACCAGATCGTTCTCGAGAGACAGATGGCCGAGGATCGCGGCATCGAGATCGCATTCCAACCGTTCGGCGGCGGTCAGTCTGGATATGGGCCAATGAAGTTCATGCCGGCAATGGATCAGCCTGATGAGGATGAGGGCGATGGCGACTGATTTCCCCAAAAAAGGCGACGATCTCAAGATTTCTTTGCGGAACTCTGAATATCCGCAGTTCGATCGAGGGTTCGCTGAGAACATCAAAGAGTTCAATCCCGAGGTTTGGGGTGCCGGCGGCAACATTCGAGGCAATGATGCGTTCACCCTTTGGGGCCGAGCGCGTGATGGGTCGGAAACCGAGGGGGTTTTGGATTGGATCAAAGAGCGTGAAGCCTGGGCCGCGCGGCACTTTGGCGATGGTGAACAATTTGCCGGCGGCGACCTCGAGCCAAATTTGTCCAATGTTGGCGGCGTTATCGCACAGATCAAATGGGGCGTGATTGGCAACCTGGGCGAACAGGTGATGAAAGATGTCATCCTGGAATTGGTCAAAAAACTCGAGGGCAAAAAAGATCGAGCGATCGAGGATTTGAGCGACACCGCAAGAAAGACCCTCGAGAACAAGATCGAGGAACACAACGCCGATCACGGCGATGATCCGACAACCCGCGCAACCCTCGGAATGTTGTCCGAATGTTACTTTCGAGGCATTGGCGCATATAAGACAAATCCAGGCTCGGTTCGGCCTGGAGTGGCATCACCGGAACAATGGGCTATTGCTCGGGTCAATTCTCTGCTATTCTGTTTAAGAAATGGCAGGTTTCAAGGCGGCAAACACGACACCGATCTTTTACCGGAAGGGCATCCGGAATCGACAAAAGGTCAAGATGAGGAACGAAAAATGGATGAACAACGTCACATCAAGAGCGTGACCGAAACCGATGATTCATATATCGTCGAGTTTGGCAAATCCGAAGAAATGCCAGAAGTTGAGGCCGAGGTCGATGTCGAGATCGAAGCCGAGAACGGTGGCCATGTCGAGGAAGAACGCAAAGCGCCGGCGGAAATGGAAACCCGCAAGTTGGCGATGCGTATGGATGCGGAAATGGATTCCGAGGATGATCGGCGGATGTCGATCTCGGTTTCCAGCGAGGCACCGGTCGATCGGTCATTTGGCATCGAAATCCTGGATCACAACGATCGATCCATTGATCTTTCATTCTTAAACTCGGGCAACGCACCTTTGTTGCTCGATCACGATCCCGAGCGTCAAATCGGGGTCATCGAATCTGTAAACCTTGATTCCTCGGCGCGGCGACTCCGCGCGACGGTTCGGTTCAGCAAGGGCCAACTTGGTTCCGAGGTTTACGATGACGTTCGAGATGGTATCCGCAAAAACGTGAGTATTGGATACCAAATCGGACGTATGGAACGCGACGAAAGAGCGGAAGGTGGGAACACTTATCGCGTTCGTTCGTGGAAACCTTTCGAGGCAAGTATTGTTTCGATTCCGGCTGATGACTCGGTTGGGACGAATCGCAATGCTGAAATCGAGCAAACCGTAAACCCTATTCCGGCAAAAGCCGAAAGAAAGGAAACTAAAATGTCCGATCAAGACATCCAAGCGGTTGAGGCGAACGTTCGCGCAGAATACGCCAAAACTGTAACTGACATCCTCGAGTTGGGTGCAGCTAAAAACAAACGTGATCTTGCAGACCAGGCCATCAAAAACGGTCTATCTGTTGAGCAATTTCGCGGAATGTTGGCAGTTGCAACGGCCGATCAACCTTTGACCACCGCCGATGAAATCGGCATGGAAGCCAAAGAGGTTCGCCGGTTCTCTCTCATCAACGCGATCCGCGCAATGGCGAATCCGACAGACATCAACGCGCAACGCGCAGCACAGTTTGAGTTCGAGGCATCCGCCGAGGCACAGCGCAAACTTGGCCGCGAAACACGCGGTTTGATGATCCCAGGTGACGTTCTGCGTCAGTGGAACCAGCGTGACATCAACACAAGCGACGATGCGGCATTGATCGCTGAAGACCTACGCACCGGCGATTTCATCGACGTTCTGCGCAATTCTTCAAGCGTGATGGCGGCGGGTGCGCGTATGTTGTCCGGTCTGCAAGGTGATGTTGTCATTCCTAAGAAGACAGCCGCATCAACTGCAAACTGGATCGCAAGCGAAGGCACAGCGGCGACAGAAAGCGAACCAACACTCGGTTCGGTTACAATGTCGATGAAAACCGTTGGCGCAACAACAGATGTCACACGCAACATGATGCACCAATCGTCAATGGACATCGAGACATTGATCCGCGATGACCTTACACAGTCAATCGCATCTGCGATCGATCTCGGCGCATTGGCGGGTTCTGGTTCCTCTGGTCAGCCAACAGGTATCAAGAACACATCTGGCATCAACGCACCAACAGCCTTTGCCGCAGCGAATCCAACTTTCGCTGAAGTTGTAGCAATGGAAACAGCGGTCGCAGAAGACAATGCGCTCGGCGGTTCTCTTGCTTACATCTTGCCGGCCGGTATGTATGGCGCATTGAAAACCACAGCGGTTGACAGCGGCTCTGGCCGTTTCGTTGCCGATGGCGGTTTGATGAATGGTTACAACGCAATCGTTTCTAACCAGGCAACAGCCGGCGACCTTTACTTTGGCGATTTCAGCCAGCTATTGGTCGGGATGTATGGTGGCCTCGAGTTGATCGTTGATCCATACTCATCCAGCAAGTCTGGCGGCGTTTCGATCACTGCATTGCAATCTTGCGATGTTGCGGTTCGTCACGCGGTTGCATTCGCCTTCAACAATGATGGCGCATAAACCAAACACTGAGAGGGGCGGAAACGCCTCTCTCTCTTTATGAGGAAATCAAATGCCATATTTAGTTTTGAAATCATGTGTTGCCGGCGGCGATCGTCGAAGCGCGGGAGATGTTATTGATCTCGACGCATCCGAAGCCAAGGAATTGAAATCAGCCGGCCGAGTTTCCGAGGTGGAAAAAAAATCTGAGCCTAAAGTGGATCGGTCAGTGGGCCTGGAGAAATCGACAGCGCCTAAACCAAAGATTCGCGCCAAGGCGAAAAAGTAAGGATTGAGAAATGGCGGTTGAATCTCTCGACGATCTGGCGGTTTTTCTAAGCGTCGATGATTTCGGCGTTGCGGCGACATATACGCCGACCGGCGGATCGGCCTCAACCGTCAACGGCATCTTTGACAACGACATCATCGAGGTTGATGCTGGGGGTAACGTCCCGATGGCGGTTCGACAGCCTCGGTTTCTTTGCCGCACCAATGACGTTTCCGATGCGGTCGAGGGCGATGCGTTGGTCGTAAACGCCACCAACTACACGATCCGCGTTGTGGATCACGATGGCACCGGAATGACCGTTCTTGCGTTGGAGAAAAATTGATGGCGCATATTCGAAAATTGATCCGCGATAACATTGAAACAACTCTCACCGGCCTGGCGACCACCGGATCGAATGTCTTTGGCTCGAGAGTTTACCCAATACAAAGCGCCAGGATGCCTGGTCTTTGTGTCTACACCTCGAGCGAAACGATTGAGGCTCAAACGATCAAGCCGCCGCGTGGGTTGATACGTTCGCTCGAGGTGTCAGTTGAAGCATATGTTGAGAGCGCAACGGCGGATGATGTTCTCGATCAGATAGCGGCGGAAGTTGAGGCAGCGATGGCAACCGATCTCACTCGAGGCGGTTATTCCAAAGACACACGGTTTGTTTCGTTTGAGGCGGATTTTGCCGGCGATGGCGAAAAGCCGGTGGTTGTGGGTCGATTTATTTTTGAAATCGTGTATTCTACGCAAGAAACCGATGCCGAAACGGTCTATTAGATAGGAGACTGAAACAATGGCGAAACGCATTCAAGTTTATCCACCGACCGGCGGAATGCCGATTACGATAAACGCGCAAGATTTGGCATCATTCGAGGCCAAAGGATGGACGGACTCACCCCGATCATCCAAACCAAAGGCAACCAAAAAGGTTGTTAAAACTGAAACCCTTGAAAGTGAGGATTAAAAATGGCGACTTTTACCGGAAGCGATGGGGTGATCTTGGTTGGCACAGACCAGATTGCCGAAGTTCGTTCGTACTCGATCGATGAGACAATGGACACTCTTGAAGACACAGCGATGGGCGACACCTCTCGCACTTACAAAACATCATTGAAATCGTTCAGCGGTTCCGCCGATGTTTTCTTTGATGACACTGACACCGCCGGACAGGGCGCGTTGACAGTTGGTTCCGAAGTTACTTTGAACGTCCAGTTCGAAGGCAACACCACAGGCGACCACAAGATGAGCGGCACAGTTCTCATCACCGGTCGCACAATCTCGGCATCGTTCGATGGCATGGTTGAGGCATCGATCTCATTCCAAGGCACCGGCGCGTTGACCGAATCAACAGTAGCATAAGGGGAATTTGAATTATGGCGGCTAATTCGAAATCAGAGGGGTTGAGCGTAATTCAACGCGCAAAGAACCATTATCAAAACCAACCAATCAAGGAAATTGTTGTTCCAGAATGGGCGGATGAGGATGGAAATCCTTTCGTGTTTTACTCTCGACCCTTCACCCTGCAAGACCAGGGCAAGTTGCAATTCGCGGTTAAGAACCAATCAGAAGCGGATGCACTGGCCGAGGTTCTTGTTCTCAAGGCACTCGATGCCGAGGGCAACAAGATTTTTCAGATCGGTGACAAAAAAGACCTACGGAACCAGGTTGATGCGTCAGTTCTCGCAAGAGTGGCGAATCAGATCATGGGGTCGATGGTTGAGGATTTGGAAAAAAACTAAGGGAGAGCGAGGAACGGCAGTTCAAGTTTTTTCTCGCTGAGAAACTGGGCAAGACGGTCGAGGAAATCGAAACCGAAATGTCTGTTGATGAGTTTATGGAATGGTCGGTCTACATTCAGATTCAGAACGACCGGCAAAAACAGGCGATGAAAAAGAATGGCAATCAACAGAGTCGAAACCCGCTTAACCGCAAGAGATGAAACGTCCCGTGCATTTCGCACGATGCAATCCAATCTCGGGAAGGTCGAATCGGCGTTCCTAAATGTGGCAAAAGTTGCGGGTGCTTTGGGCGCGGTTTTCGCCGGCGCGTTTGTTCGTGACCTGGTAAGCGTCAACAAAGAGTTTCAAAGCCTAAAAGCCTCGCTCATAACTTTCACCGGATCAGTTGAAAATGCGGATGGCGCGTTCAAGATTTTGCAAGAATTTGCAAAGAGCACGCCATTCTCACTGCAAGAGGTTGTTGGATCGTTCAACCTTTTGGTTTCCCAGGGCATCAAGCCAACCGAAAAACAGTTGATGGCGTTCGCGGATATTTCCGGCGGCACATCAAAATCAATCATGCAATTCGCCGAAGCGGTGGCGGATGCCTCGGTCGGCGAGTTCGAGCGATTGAAAGAGTTCGGCATCAAGGCATCGAAAGAGGGCGATAATGTCACTCTCAGGATCGGCGATCTAAGCAAGACGGTTAAAAATGACTCGGCCTCGATCGTTGCCGCGTTGACCGATATTGCCAACACGAACTTTGCCGGCGGCGCTGAAAGACAGGCTCAAACCCTGGGCGGCGCGATCACCAACTTGCGCGACAATGTTGATGCGTTTCTTTACTCGATTGGTGAACAAGGTTTTGCCGGTGAATTGACCAGGGCGATCAAGTTGCTTTCGAATATGGTTTCTGGGAACGATGAACTCGCCAAATCTATTTCCGATAAACTAACCGTTGGCCTTTACGCGACAGTCGCGGCGGTTCGGTTCCTGGTTGATAACCTCGACACGATGCTTTTGGCGTTCAAGGTTGTTTTCGGGATCGCCATCATTAGGCGAATCATTAGTGTCGGCAAGGCGGTCACGAATATGGCCAAGGCGATCGTGACCTCTCAGGTTGCAATCACGGTTTTTACCGGTTTGTTCCAAAAAATGACCAAACGCATGAAGGGCGGTCTTTTGGGCATTGCAGCGGCAGCGGCCGCACTTGTCGGTTTTGATGAGGAAGTTCGCCAGTTCATCACAGATGTCGCCGATGCCATCCAGATCAACGATATGTTGGCGGGTGTTTTTGACAACCTGGGCCTTTCGACTGAGGCGCTCGAGGCCAATTTCAAAGACCTAGAGAATGAACTTGAAGGCACGAACACCAATTTCCTTCAGAACACTGGATCGATCTTGGATTTCATTCCATCGGTCGAGGGAGCCAATGGCGCAGTGAAAGACACAAGCGTTTCGGCCGGCAAGTTGGCCGATGCTCTCGACAGCATGAAAAAGAAAATTTTTCCTGTTGA